TTCATCTACAGTACCCAAACTTCCAGACACGACACCATCATCTCCAACTTCTCTAATGTAGCGAACTCGGTCGCCTTTCTTAAATTTTGCCATTTTGTTTTTCATTTCTCTTTGGTGTTAAAGGTTTTAAGGCACTCAAATATATCTTTAGCGAGTGTTATTATTGCTTCTTCTTGAGATTCGCAGACTCCTTCGCCACATCTCATACAACTCATTTTACATTCGTCAAATTGACTATTTGGGTAATGCTTGTTAGCTATTTGAAATGGTGTCATTTTCGTTTGATTTTAATTACATAATTTATGTAGCGTGGTTTATGTGAATGTTCATACTGGTGGTAGGTAATGTATGAATTAATTATCTCCGTATCGCTTTCATTTACCCAATCTATAAACTCACTATGCTTCTTCATTCCATCAGTTCCAGTATGGAAAGATACCTCTCTAATCTCTGCTTTGGTGAAGAATCGTTTTAGCCACTTCATTTCTCTTTGGTGTTAAAGGTTTCTATTTTACACTTTGTGGCTCATTTACTTTACACTTTGAGCCGTATTAGCTCTTCTATTGAGCTATTTGGCGGTCAAGCATCTTGTGCAGTTAGGGGACGGGTTGAATGTTTATGTTTCGCGCTGAGACAAGCTGGGCTATCTTGTCAGCAAAGAGTATTGCGTCCTCTCTTTTATCAAAGTCTTTCTCTCGCTGTTCCCATTTAGCCTTTTCATTTACGGCTTGATTAAAGTAAGTGTAGTTGACTCGGTATTTCATCTCAGTAACCTTTATGCTTTCGATCAACGGAGTAACACATCTTGCACTTCCCTCTGTAGTAATCGCTTCTACCCTTTCTTCTTTGTATATAAAAGAAACGCATAGGCAACTCTTGCTCACACTTGATGCACTTCTTAGCGATTTCCGAATCCATCTGTTGGCGACTTTTTAGCGATGACACTTTTGTAATCTGTACTCTCGACAACCAGCTCCCAATCTTTTGTAATCTCTTGACCGCTGGATAAATCCACTTCTTTTTTACTTCCATCATCATAGACATATGTTCTTGTTCTTGCATACACACGGGTTTCTCCGGTTTCTTTGTTCTTGTAAAGAGGCATAGTGATTAAAATTTAGTACCCTTGGCTGGACTCGAACCAGCAGCCTACGCATTAGAAGTGCGTTGCTCTATCCGTTGAGCTACAAGGGCGATTGTGGTTTATAGGGTGAATCATTGGGTGTTACCATATCGCTGTATCGCGATATTAGAGACACGGGAACTAGGTATGCTCGCTTGGCGCGATCATCACCCTTCCCCGTAAATGACACAGGGTTGAGTTGGGGGTGCTCCTTTACAAGCTTCCGCAACTCTCCCACCGCTATCCAATAGAGATGTTCTTTGTCTGCAAATACCCAATAGTTTGCTTCAGTGGTGGCGAGGGCGGACGGCTTCCCGTTAAACTCTATCTCGACGACAAAGTTTCCGGTGTGTTTAGACTTATAGTCGCGCTTCACCTCTATCTTGGTATTGGTCTCCGGAACATAAAGGTCATATCCTTTGAAGTATCCAATACGCTTGATGGCTCTTGGGTATTTCTTTTGTATGCTCTTGAGTATGTGGTACTCTAGAACATCTCCAGACTCTAAATCTCTATCGAATGTATTTTCACTCATCCCAATAAATAAATTTAAAGTCAGATGGCTTGATTGATTTGGCTGTTTCTTCTAACTTCTTTTTCTCATACCAGCGGACATACATCTTTGCCGCAATAGCGTTGCGCTGTTTACCGAAGGTGTACCACTTGTTCAGCCGGGCTTTAGCAATCCGCATGAACTGATCTCTTGTCTCATCATTTAAAATCATAGCAGTCTTTTTAATCGTTTAACTTCCTCATCTAAAAAGTCGTTGCGCTTAATCAGTTCCTTGTTGTGTTCTTTAAGATGTCTGCGCTCACGGCGGGACTTTAACAGCTCCACCTCTAACTCCTTTTTCTCTACAATATGTCCTCGCACTCGCTTGGACAGGTTGATAAGTCTCATCCGCATTTCGTTTGTATCAGTTGGATACATCAACTCCTGATCTTCGATCATCATTTCGGATATGGCTTTCAGCTCTAAATAATACAGGTCGTAGATGGTCTTGTATTCTGTATCAAATCTCATGTTGGTTTCGTGTTGCTTTCCCGCATGCAAAACCGTAGCATGATCCTTCCTGATTATTCTACCGATCTCAGAGAGTGTTAATGTGGTGCATTCCCGCACTGCTACCATGAATGCATAGCGGTGCATTACTTGTCTTCTTTCTCTACACTTCAGCGTGATGTTATTGTTCTCCATCTCGCGCTCCCACATCTTTGATACAAGATGAATTATTGACGCTTTATCAATGATTTTCACTTGCCTAGTCTCTTCCATAATTCAGTAAAGTCTTTTGCGTATCTAACGCCTTTAGTCATGTTGTTTTTTGGTTTATCAAATCTTAATCGTATAGAGCTTTTGAATTCCTCGGCTAGTAGATAATAACAACCTGCTGTGTCGGGGCAGTATATGGCTAGAATATCGAACTCTAGATTGTTTTCTCTTTCCGTTGTGGATCTAACTCTTCTCGGTGATGTTTCTACATAACCATTTTTCATGGTCAAGTATTTGACTTGTACTGTATAGAACACTCCGTTCTTACTACATACAAGGTCATAGGCTAGTGAGTCTACCAATGGTTTGTGGACTCGGAATCCTTGAGTTATCAAGTTACCCGTGACATGCATTTCTCCAACTGCTCCTTTCTCATAACTCTTCACTCGGTTGCCCTTATAAGAGTATCGATTCGATCAGGGTCTAAATGCCTGATTCTTTTAAGTCTTTGGAGTTCTAATTCGCTTGCTTTCTCGTAGTCTTCTTTACTAGAATCCGATCCGAGATTTGCGAAAAGCATTGCGTTACGCCTGAGTACGCAATCAATAACTTTTTTGTGTTCTGTGTTGTCGTGATACGCCATGTTGTTAACATTTGATTGTGAATTTACTAATAGTAAAACGAATTACCAAGAAATTTTACACTAACAACTTCAACAACCATACATTTTCTCACCCCCTTGTACTTATCGTCGTATACCCTTGACATAATTTGACCCATCATGTGTTGGTCGGTGTTGATCTTTCCGGGCGTATCGCCACCTCCAATTACCCAGCTTCTCATACGCACAGGCTTCTTGGATTTCCCCTTGTAATAACTAATAACAACATCGCAAAAATAGATAGCTCTACCCATGACTAAACTCTAATTTATCTTTTGCTTTAATGTGCGGTACAATCTCTCGGATATCGAATGGTCTTGATACTATAGGTGCAACATCGGGAACTGCTAGCAGTATTAAATTATCTCCCGGCTTATCTGCGAATACCAATACAAGAAAGTCAGCCTTTAGCCTGACATCTAACTTGATTTTGTCAAGGTATGTGCTGACTATGTGAGCCTGAAAGACGATCTTCTTGTCGTTCTTGTACGCAAGAAAAAAAGGGGGGCTGAGTTTTTCAACCCGAACCCCCCAATTGAATTCTGCGTAAAGCGCTAGTGCGTTAGACCATTTAGAATGGTAAGTCATCGCTAGACGCAGCTACTGCTGCTGGAGCTTTCTTTTCCCATGTGGATGGGTCATTGACTTCAGCGTACAGCGTACCCTTCTTGGATGTCTTCAACTCGAAGTAAACTCGAGGTTGCTTGTCGGCATCCTTTGGGTTGGTTGCGTATTTCTTCATGTCCTCTAGTTCTGCGAGGGTGAAGTTAAAGCGCCCCGAAAGGCTGATGTTGTTGAGGTCGATGTCCTCATACTTTTTAGTGGAGTCGTTCCACTTCTTTAGGGGCTCGAAATACCCCATGAATACTTTGTCTTGTGACATAAGGCTTCAGGATTTAATTAAACATTTAGATTTCTGAATATATTGCAAAGCTAGCTGAATCAACGCTAGGATCATCTAGCCACCTTGCAATGTTGTTTACTGCTGACCAAAACTTCTCCTCTCCACGCGCTAGCGTTTGAGGTGTAGCCTTGTATACTGCAACAGTATATGGTTTGTTTGTGGTTTGAGCCGCCCAATAGAACTCACTCACCCCTTCCGTTTGAGTATAGATAAAAGCTTGAATGTCGTAGCATCTCTTGAATACATCGTAGCGGAATCCCGAGATAGACCGAGTGGTCTTGCTGTCGGTAATGAATCCATCTCCTCTGACATCTAGAAATCCGCGAACAGGAATGTCTCCAATCCAACTCAAGATCTCTTTTTGAACTTCACCCGTGATGAAGTAGCGAACGGGAACAATCTCCCCGGTTTCGGGGATCGCTACATTTGACTCATCAAGTCGCAAGATCATCTCTTCCGCCTTACTGACTAAATCGCTGTTTACGATTCGCTTTGAGCCGGCATTCTTGGTCTCTTCTGCTAACCAATCCTTGTACTCTTTGCTTGAGCGCGGGGTCTTGTAGTTAGATTGCAACTCCTGAACCTTCTCCTCATCATAGATTACATAGAACTTGTCATCAAGGGTGTGAGGCTCTAGCAGTAAGGTGTCATAGAGACTACCAAAAGTCATCGCATCACTCTCCTTCTTCAAGAGTCCTTTCATGTACAGCTCAAAGAGCTTCATGTCTTGTTCGTCTGCTCCATCAGCAGCGTACTTGATGGCGGAGTAGGAAAGGTATCCCTTCCCTGTCCGTTCCATTAGTTTACTAGCGAAGTCCATATTACTTCGCTTTAGGTACGAACTTCAGCAAGGCATCTTTTTGCTTCTCTGAAAATTCCCCACCATATTTAGAGATTACCTGCTTATAAGCTGTCTCCTTTGCTGAACCCTGTGCGCTTTTGATGTACTCAACTGCTTGTTGAAACACATTGCTCTCGGGCGTTGCGGTAGCGGTACTCTTTACCGCTTGGTTCTGATTGGCTATAGCGTTGATGACCTCGTTGCTTGACGCAATGGATGTCTCAATGCCGATGCCTAGGTTTGCTAATGCTCTACCCCATGCGGAGGTCTCGCAGTTTTCTACATAAGATGTAGCGTTGATTCTAGAGGAGGCTTTCTCCTCGTAGGCAATGCCCGTTGCGACCACTCGGTCTTCTGCATTGCGGATGATCGCTTGAATACATACTACATCATCAGTGATGGATATGATTTGCGATTCCAAGCAGTATCCTTTGTACTGCTCATCTAAACGAAAGAACTTGATTCTCTCGTGAACCTCAACATACTCTTTTCCTTTGATGTTGGTGGTTCTGAACTGATAGTTCGCCATAATAAAACTAGATTTAATTGAATATACTTATCCCTTAATTAGAACTGAAGGTCGGGGGGCTTTGGATGCCCCCGCCTTTCAGTAGTGACACGTTTGTGTGTCTGTGAAGTTAGAACAAAAAACTGAAAAAGTCAAGTTTGCTAACTACTTGTCCTTGAATACTTTGTCTACTTTAACCATCCTAGAGAGGGCAAAGAAAATGACAAAAAGCATAAAAAGGATGGTCATGTCGTGATAATCTTGCAGCGCATACTTCATCACCGCTAGGAATATCCACATCATAGAAACACCTTCCAAACTCCCTCGGAGGTGCGATTTTGCTGAATATCTACGCATATACTTAAAGTATTACTTTAACTCTTCTACTAGAATCATCTGAAGGTCAGATATCATGTCCTCAACCATGTCCCGGATGCGCTGTTGCATGGATTCATTGAGGGCTTCTTCTTTTAAGTTGAGTCGCAACCATTCTCTAGTAACCCCTAGCCGTTCAGCAATGTGGTTCATTGGAATGTTGTACTCCGAGTTTAGGTGTCTCACGATCCACAGGGCTCTTTTGGGGTCAATGGGTATTTTAGACCGCACCGCGTTGATTTGCTTTTGAAGTTCCAATTGGTTTTGGAGGGCTTCTACCCGTGCATTAAGGTATGTCAATACTGCTTTTTCCATCTCTCTCTTGTAAATATTGAAAGTAAAGTTCTACGCTTCGCTTGTCTCCAGAGGAAGCAATTGTCTGGTTATCTTCTCTAACCTCCCACATCAGCGTGTCGGCATTGAAGGTTATGTACTTACTCATGGCTCTCGGTGTTGAGTTCAACTTCTAGTTTAGCCATTGCACTCTCCATCTTTTTTAGGTGATATAAAACGAAGGAGTTGTAGGTCGTTTCCGCATAAGAGCGGAGGATGAACATGCTGTAGGTTATAGTCTCTACTGACTTATTGGATTTCGTCATGATGATTGTGAAATTATGGTTAAGACCGAAAGGGGTTGCCCCCTTTCTTTATTCTTCATCTAGAATGGACTCCACGGCATCCATGAGGTCTCTCTCTAGTTGGGGCGGTAGTTCAATCATGTGACTCTTACCGCCTAGGTCAATTCGCAACTGAACTCCTTTGCATTGGAATCCACTACTATAAGATTGGTGAGGGGTTTCCATCCCGGCATAGCCCCACTCATTGATGTACTTTTCAGGGTCTCTTTCGCCTGAATACATGATGAAAATTTCACCACCTAAATCTTCTATTGCTCTATCTAGCTCTTTCATCTTACTTATAATAAAGTCCAACATATTCAACATTCAACCAATGCAGTAACGAGTCGTAACCACTCATTCCTTCAGTAAGGATTTTGTTTTGCCTATCCCAATCCGACCACTTGTCAGCCATAATCATAGCCGTAGTCCAATTGGATGCTTCGCCGAACCTACATAGTAAGAAGGCATAGTAAGAGATATCGCCATAGCAATCTCCACCATAGTGCTCCCACAACTCATCCTCCGCCAAATGCGTTGGAGGGTTGGGGTCATTCAAGAATTTAAGATATGTTTCCATTTCCATTTTAATTTAGATTTGCGTTTTCCATTTCACTTACAATAAACTCCCGGTACGCCTCACCATCATTAAACTCCTGAATAGTTTGGTAGTTGGTTTCGTAGTACTCGTTGTGGTCTTGTATCCAATCGTTGACCTCCTCGAAGGTCAAGCCGTAGATAGATGCATCGTCATCGTCTGATTCGTGATATTCAAAGAGTATCATATTGTAGTTTTTGTTATTGGTTAAGACCTAGAGGTCACCATGCTAACATGGCTAGACCCCTATCAAAGTCGTTAAACTCCTCAAAAGAGTTAACTGCTCGCAAAGTACCCATGTTGGGCACTAGTGTCGTTGAGCGCTCAAAGGACTGCTCATAGGTCTTGCCGTATCTATCGGCAACACCCTTTCCAAAAGCAATCGCTCGTTTTCTAGCGACCGCTTTGTTAGGTGCGTGGACATGATTACCACCGCCACCCCACCAAGAAAAGATGTACAACATCTCTCCGTTGGAATCACGATACTTTGTAGGCATACGCAATCGGGTTAATGATTAAGACCGAAAGGGCGTTACCCCTTTCTTTTATGATTGTGATTAATATTATTCCCACTCAAAGTCATTAAAGCCCTTACGACCCTCTACATAATCTATAGCATCTTCCAAGGTCATGTAGGCGGTTATCCACCCCTCGGTGAAACTATTCACCTCCCACTCCACATCAGAGTTGCGACACATCTCTTTGGTGCTTTTGAGGATGCCGTTGCTGAACACGATATCTTTCATCTCTCCCACTCGCATGGCGAGGAGAGCTTCTCTTGTACTGCTAGTATTATTCATGTTTTCTAGTTTTGGTTAAGACCCCCGAAGGGGGTTTCGTCCATTCAGGACTCGTCAGTTAACCTATCCGTAGATTACTTCTCCGTATGTCCCCATTTGAAGCCAAGAGTCGTAGGTGATTCCGTCCGACCCTCCGTTGGCGTGAAGTAGTACAAGTTCCATAAAGTAATCAGGTGCATCGTTGAAGGCATTCAGGAAGTTGCTTCCCACCTTACTTAAGTCGAGTTCAATCGTCATCCCTTGGTAGTGGTCTTCGAAGACGAGATTTCCGTCAGATAATACCTGTAGCAAGACATCCTCCCAACAGGCATGTGGGTTGACCGCATTCAACTTCTTACTTGCCTTCTCGTAATCCGACTGCATCGTGACCAACTCTATGTCGTAGTTTCGGAAGTAGTTCGTGATTAGCCCGTTGTAGAACATATCCAAGAACACTGGAGGTTGGTCGTCACATGATAGGTCGGCTCTCAGGTCAAGTGTGGCGAATTGATTTCCTTTCGATTGGAAGTCAAAGAATCCGTCAGGAATTCCTTTGATGACCATCTTAATGACGGCATCGAGTTCTTGAATTGTACCTAACTGAAGTTTGTATTCGTTTCCGGTTGCGATAATAGCCATGTCAATTTTTTTTTATTCAACAAATAATTCTTTAGGGGTTGTAATTAGAAGCCGAAGCCACCTTCAACTTCACCTGTATCGCCGTCCAACTTTAAGGACATTGCGATGTGTAGGATTTCAATCGCCTTTTGAGCATTAACATTCTTTGCGTATATGCGTCCGTTAGGCATCTTGTAGGCTACGTTGTAGCCAGTCGAATCATCGCACACAATAGCCGCCAAGCGGCGACCTTGGTTGATGAAGATTTGACCGGGCTTTGCCCAACCATAGTTCCACATTCCTTTTTCTTCCAGTAGGTCGGTCAGTTCTTTGTAGTTGTTCATCTTTTTCAGTTTATTGGTTAAGACCTACCCCCCGTGGGGGGTGGCTCTCGGGCTTATTCTCCCAAGATGTAATCCACGGCTTTAGTGGACTGAACTAGAGCGCTAACCACCGCGCTCTCTTTTGCGTCTTCTACGGCTTTAACCCACCCGTTGATGTAGGCTTGGCTATTGGTGTCGCTATCACATGGATTGAGGTTTGCAATCCCCGACAACATCATCGCACCGCTTTCGGCAATCAACTCTTCAAAGGCATAGTCACCTTTGGTCTTGCTGAATAGGTTGGTGTTCATTACCCCCTTGCGGCTCAAACGGCTCTCGTGACCCGTGCTATGAACCAACTCGTGGAACAAGGTCTTGTAGTAGTCGTCTGCCGACTTGAACATCCCAATCAAGGGCATGTGGACGAGGTCTTTCATCGGAGCATAGTATGCAGAGTCCTCGGTAGAGTTGGTAATCTTGGGGGCGGTCTTGTAGCCCTTCACGATAGCCTCGGCAGATTCAATCGGGTCAACATCTGCAATCTCCTCCGCCACTCGGCGAGGGCTGATATTCTCACATTGATCAATGTTGAACACCTTGTAAAAACGGAGCGAGAAGGTCTTGGTGATATCCTTCTTATCGTGTCCAGCGTTGAGGGCATCTTGCTCACTCTTGTAGAACTTTCCGTTTGCTATAAATCCGATGTTCCAAAAGAACACATCAGTAGCCTTCTCACCCTTCTTGACCGAGCCTTTCTTCTCGGCGCACTGCTTGAAGGTTAGCCACTCATTTGAGGTGTATCCCTTGAAACGCATCTCGGCGTTGAGGATGAAAATATTCATGCCTCGGTAGGCACGACCATTGGAGTTGTTGATTGGGTTGTTGGCTAGACCACCCTTCCATGGCTTGAACCAGTTCAAACCATCTTTCTTTAACCCTTCCAACAAAGTCATCTTGACTTTCTGCGCAACATCTGCTTTCATATCTCTATAGTTTTTGGTTAAGACCAAACCCCCTTTCGGGGGTCGTTGGTTAGCACTTTACAACTCGTAGTCGATGGTGCTTCGTTGTGGTTATCACGGGAGCGAAGGTCGTTTCGTACTGCTTGTAGAAGTGGATGTTGATTACTGAATCAACAAACTCTTTCACCATGTAGGTGCTATCGGATGAACCAAAGCCTTGGTTCTCATCCCAATCTAGAGTCCACTCTTCAGCAATTTCAGTGGCGAGTTCAGTCAACTCATTTGAGTCTATTTCTTTGGATGCTACCATTTCGCTGTAGCCGTTGATGGTTTCAGCAATGAACTTCAAGGTAGAGGGGTCAATCAAGTATTCCATGTTCAAGGAGGTTTTTGTGGTTAAGACCACCCGCCCCTCCGAAGAGGGGCAGATTGGTTTTTGGTTTCGGATTATATGTTAATGTAGGGAGTCCTCATACTTACCCCTTAACGACCACCTTGTTCCGCTTCAATCCATCGTCAGTTAACCTTGCGGGGTGGCTCTGCCTTTCATCATTCCTTGAATGGTCTCACCAACTCGTGGCGAGGGCAGAATTTCACGGGTTGGTCAACTTCGGGGGCGGCATCCTACTTGCTAGAATGACTCACTTCATCTCGGTACTCGGGCTTTCACCGACCGCACAAGGGAGCGGGGTTTCGCGGGGGGGCTGACCAACATTTCAAAGAACGTGTTCGGAACAACAGCCGAACGACACTGCAATACTACAAAGCATTTCTCACATGAGCAAACTATGGTTGACATATTTGCAAGAAAAAAGTGCATTTATTTCCTAACTCATTGATAATCAACGAGAAAAATTTCAAAAAAAGTTTGCATAGTATCATATGACACATTCCCTTACGCGCGGGTACATTTAAAGCAAGAAGGAAAATAGCGCTCTCCAGTAAAACAACTAGTGCGTGAGTCTAGTGGTGAGTTGTGGTGGATTGTGGGAGGTAGGGAGGGCTGGAGGGGGGATTGATTTCGTTCCGTCAGGGACTCCGACATCGCTTCAGATTGTGTCGTTTGATACCACCTCAACTAAAGGTTTAACTAACTTGATCGAAGTCATTGTGTTTCAGTTAGTTACGGCTCGTAAGTTAGAGGTATACTTGAACGCAACCACGATAAGTCGCTGTGTATCAGTAAGATAGCAGGAATGTGTTAAACAAAAAGGTAAAATGTTTGAACCTAAAGTGCTGATTGTCAGGGGGTTGGGTTTGGAGATTCGGTTCGGGTCGCGCGAGCGGGCGTGGTTATTATACTATAATCCCCCAAACCTATATAACTCAAAACTAAAAACATAAACTCAAATAGTTAAAGTAAAGCTTTAAGTCTTGTAGATCCCTGTAGCAGATATAATAGCAGTATATAAAATCCCGTTCGGGATTGAATACAGTTAGGGCTAATTCAAGGTCTTTGTGTGAAGTTGGGGGGAGGGGGTTTTGGGTTACCCCTCCCCGCTTCGTTTTGGGATAAGGTTGCTCTAGTCTGTTGCGACCTTTCTATAGCAAAGTTACAACAAAAAAATGAGAAAGTCAAGTGTTAAAGTGTTGGTTTAAGCAAAGCTGTAAAACCCTGTTGTATAGTGTATTATCTTTGTATTTATGAAAGTAGGGAAGACATCCAAATACTACGCTGAGAACCCCGAGGCGGCAGAAAAGCGGCGCAAGTACCAGCGCAAGTACAACAAGAGCGAGGAGCGCAAGAAGTATCGTGCATTCTTGAATAAGAAGAACCGCGATGCGGGGACGTATGGCAATGGTGATGGTATGGACTACGATCACGCTGAAAGGAAGTTTATTACTGCTAAGAAGAACAGAAGCAAGAAGTAATGGCACAGAGTCACAAGGCGGGCAACAAGAAGCCGAACTTCTCCAATGGGAAGAAGTGGGCGCAGATGTCCCAGAATAACCTTAACGTATTAAAGCAGTTGAAATGAAGATCAATAAGAAATTCAAACCGCATATGATGCATAAGGGTGGTAAGTCAGTAATGGCTAAAACCGTGGAGGATCACATGAAGCTCAAGAAGCAGGGGTACTCCCACACTAAGTAAACTCCTTGCCCTCTACTAATCTGTAGAAGCGCTGCACTAAAAGCCGGGCGCGTTGCGTCAGGGCATACCGGATGCGGTAGTTGTACTTGTTCTCATCATAGAACAGTTGTTGCTCTATGGTCATATTGCCGGGGCTGAGCTTGTCGAAGTGCTTATAGACCAGATCTTCCTTCATGCATGGGTAGATGAACTTGACCTTCAGGACTCGTTCACTGCGGTGCATCTCTTTTGCGACATGTGCCGCCGTCCAGAATTCTAGGTCGTATACGTACAGCATGATAACCAACCACGATTGTGGAATACCATGATCCTCATTCATCTTCTTGATGGCTAAGTCTAACTGCTTCAGGTAGTTACGGTCAGTGCTATACTCGTATTTACGCAGTTTATTAAATTCCCGCATCTTGCGGGTAGTCGTTTTTTTCGACTTCATTAAATGATTAAATTTGAAGAAACTAAAATACTAATAAATATGGCATCAAGACTCGAAATGTTCATGCGTGAATTTGTTGAGCTGGCTTCAGAAATGAAGAAGCTTATAGATCACTACGAGCTCGAGGACGAGGTTGCTATGGTTGCCGGTGTATCTCACCTTACCGAGGACGAAGACGATAGATACGACATCGCCTTTGCTATGAGTTCACCATGCTACGAAGATGTAGAGCAGTTGGTTACCTTTCTGCTTGACGCTGCGGAGATGGAGGAAGAGCATAGAGAACCGCCCGAGGGGACAATTGAATGGTGGGAGAAGAAATTCGGCAACGGATCAATAAACTAAAATGAATCTAATTAGAAAAATCATCATCGGGCAAAACCCGAAGGACGCTATGGCATACTACACTGGTATGCGCGTTGGCGAAGGTAAAGTAGTGGTAATTGAATTTAATGAGAGAGCGTACCACAAGAACGGAATTATATCATACTGTATCTACATCGAGCAGCCTAACGAGGGAACGATGATGTGGAAGGAAATACAGGGGATGCCCGTTATCGTGGAGTACGATCTCAACTTTTAATATGAGAGCACTCCAATTCTTTATTGTTCGCCTACCTAAGAAATTCAAAGACACTGTAGAAGTAAACGGCACGGAGCTGTATCTGGCTTCTAAGTTCAATGAATTTGAAAACAGATACAATTATGGCGAAATCGTTTCAGTCCCGGCTAAGTACGACACTGGCGCAAGTGTTGGTGATATCCTGTATTTCCACCATCACGTTTGCGTTGAGTCTAAGTTCCACTTCCAAGACGACCTCTACATGGTACAATACGACCCTGATGGAGGATATGGATCTCACGCATACGCTTTTCAATCTCCTTCTGGCGGGGTGGCTATGCTATCTGATTGGGTATTCGTTAAACCTCCTGAAGAAGATGACGAGAAAAAAACCGCGTCAGGAATAATACTTCTGGAGAAAGAAAAGGTAGAAGACCACGGAGAGATTATATACGATAGCAAGCCCATCAACGAAGCGGGGGCATATGCCGGGGACGTGGTCTACTTCTCCAAAAGCTCAGACTACACAATGGAGGTAGACGGAAAGAAAGTGTGGAGAATGCGTATTGATGACCTGTTATACGTAGATCATGGCAAAAAATAATAACTTTACATCATTAGACGCAGCGATGAGGCTGATGGGGGCTATGGAAATAGCCATCAACAACATGATCGAGGAGATCAAGAAGCCTGTAGACGCTGACCTGAACGGCTCGCAACGCAAGGCAGAACTACAGTCCATAAAACAGACTGCTACCGACGCTAGAGAGCTGTTGCAGGAAAGACAGAGGCTTGAAGAGATGATTAGATCTCTCAAAGATAGTGGCGGAATCAGCGAGCAGTCCGATTACTCTGGGGGGTTTGCTGAGAAATATAGCAAATAATGGCAGGACTTATAAAACATAAGGACTATGAAGAGGAAGTGGTCAACATTTGCCCCAATGGTACTCAAGGTGAGAGCATCGAAATCTCCGGCGTATTTATTCAATTACCCGAATTACCCGAAGATTCTGAGATACTATTTAACGGGAAAGAAGAATCTGATCAACACTGGCAAAGAACACCTATGCCGAAAGAACTTGATTCTATTCGCTCAATGGATGAGTGGGCAGAAAGCCCTAGAGAATTCCGTCAAAAATATGTTTCATATATCGAGAAAGAGTTTAAACGTCGGCGTGAAGGGGTTTGGTTTTTCAATAAAGGTGTTCCTACGTATATTACCGGACGACATTATATGATGCTCCAGTGGAGCAAGATAGATATTGGATATCCGTCATTTCTTGACTTCCAGAGGAAGCTTTTCATTCACTTCGCTGCCTGCGAAGCCGATCCCCGATGCCTCGGGCAGATCTACACCAAGTGTAGACGCTCGGGATATACCAACATGAGCGCCTGTATTGAGGTAGATGAGGGCACACAGGTGAAAGACAAGCTTCTGGGTATCATGTCAAAGACGGGTAAAGACGCTCAGGAGAACATCTTCATGAAAAAAGTCGTCCCGGTATTTAAATCTTACCCGTTTTTCTTTAAACCCATCCAAGACGGTACGACAAATCCGCGTATGGAGCTCGCTTTTAGAGAGCCATCCAAGCGAATCACCAAAAAAAACAAAACCTCCAACAAGGGAGAGGCGCTAGACACTCTAATTAACTGGAAAAACACCACTACCAACGCCTATGACGGGGAAAAACTCCACATGCTGTACCTTGACGAGGCTGGAAAATGGGAAAGACCACTGGATATTCAGGACGTTTGGCGTATTCACCGCACTTGTTTGATCGTTGGTCGGAAAGTTATCGGAAAAGCCCTAGTCGGATCAACTGTCAACCCCCTAGACCGGGGTGGCGCAGAGTTTAAAAAGCTATATTACTCATCAGATCCACAAGAAAGGAACAATAACGGGCGTACAAAAAGCGGTTTATACAAGATATTCATCCCAGCATACGAAGCTTTGGAGGGGTTTTTCGATAAACACGGACTTCCAGTAATTGAAGACCCCGAGTTTGCCGTAGACGGTCTCGAGGGAGAGCTAATTCACTATGGAGCAAAAACATACCTCCAAAATGAGAGAAAAGCACTGCTAGCCGACCCCTATGAGCTCAATGAAGTTATTCGACAGTTCCCGTTCTCCGAAGATGAGGCTTTTCGGGACTCTACCAAGGCATCTCATTTCAATATCGCCAAGATATATGAGCAAATCCAGCACAATGACGAGATATACCCCAGCCCAGTGGTTCGTGGCAACTTCGTTTGGGAGGGTGGATTGGCGGACTCTAGAGTGATCTGGTCTCCAGATCCCAATGGGAAGTGGCGCGTGTCATGGATGCCACCGGAAGAGTTTAGAAACAAGCGGGAAACACGCTATGGAAAGGTTCATCCGGGCAACGAAATGTACGGCGTAGGCGGCGTGGATAGCTACGATATCGACAAAACAACAACTGGTTCTGGATCAAAAGGGGCTTGTCATTTTTTTAATAAATTCAACATGAACTTCCCGTCGAATATGTTTGTAGCGGAGTACGCCGAGCGTCCCCCACTGGCGCGTATATTCTATGAGGACATTCTTATGGCAGCAGTATTCTATGGGTATCCGTTGCTAATAGAAAACAACAAATACGGAATCGTAAGATACTTTGAGTCAAGAGGATACGATGGGTATGTCATGGATAGACCCGAACACCTCACGCCCCCGGGATCTTCTACAAACGTAAAGACAAAGGGTATTCCATCGAACAGTAAAGATGTCATCCAGTCTCACGCTCAGGCAATTGAGGCATATGTTCACGAGCACGTGGGGATGAATGTAAAGACTGGAAATTTCGGTCGGATGTATTTTAACAGAACGCTAGAAGACTGGATTGGGTATAATATCGACGATCGAACAAAGTTCGATATGACCATCTCTTCTGGTCTTGCGCTTCTGGCGGCACAAAAAATAACGAAGGAAGTTAAAAAGCAAGATTTGTCTAATAAGGTCTTCTTCCGCAGGTATAAGCACACAGGGTGGTAAATATTTGGCACACAGGTATTTAGTATATTTGCATAAAAGTAGGCTTACCTGAATAGAAATAGTATGTCAAGCACAAAGAACTACGGAAACTTTCCAGATCCGTTAGCAAGCTTCATGGAGAAGTCGTCCAAAGGTTACGGCTTGAAGTACGCTAAGTCCATTATGGCACAATGGGGGTCTGCGAATGAATCTAGTTCCCTGTATAACCGTAGAATGAAGGAATTCAATACGAACAGGGACTATGCCAACGGAACACAAGATACTTCTAAGTACAAGCAAGTACTTAACTCACTCGATCCTAACAATGGAGATGGAACTCTTTTGAATATTGACTGGTCTCCAGTTCCAATTATTCCTAAGTTCGTTAAGATCGTAGTAAACAAAATCCTCTCTAGAAAACCATACCCAAATCTTGAAGCAGTAGACCCCCTTTCCTTAACAGAGAAAGAGAAGAAAAAAGCTACCGTCAAGGCGGGTGTAGAGAACAGAGAATTCTTTGAATCCCTTCGCGGTGCTGGGCTTGATCCCGGCATTGCCATTGAAGAGCTACCCGAAAGCCCCGAGGAGGCAGAGATCTTCTTGGAGACCAACATCAAGGTAGCGTCCGAGATTGCCGCACAGATTGCAACAAATCTGACCCTTGAATGGAACGACTTTAACGATAAGATCTACCGTAGAGCCGTAGAGGATCTCGTTACTTTGGGAATGGCTGTAGTGAAGCGGGATAATGATCCCAACTATGGCATCGCAACCAAGTACGTTGACCCAGAATACTTCGTGCACTCACAGACGGAAGACCCTACAATGTCAGACCTCAAGTACGCTGGCCACATCCAGCGCATGACAATCGAAGAGCTCAAGCGTATCACTCGCGGTCAGTTCGAGGAAGAGCAATATGAAGAGATGGCTCGTCAGGTACAGACAAGATACACCAACGACCCCACTAAGTATAATACCAGCTATTACGACAAGACCCTCCAAAAGACGGTCTTCGGATATGACGAGTATGTGGTCGAGGTTCTAGACTTTGAGTTTATGTCTGTTGACTGCCTGTACTTTGAGGAAAAGCAGTCCAGATTTGGAAATACAGGGTTCTACTACAAAGGTCACGAAGAGTTTACCCCTCCTTCTGGATCTGTTTACGAGCGCAAGTCTCGCAAGATGGAACATGCAACCGTCTACGGCGGAAAGTATGTGGTCGGAACAAAATACCTTTTTGATTACGGCTTAAAGAAGAACCTCCCTAGAAACATCCATGACATCACGAGAACTCGAATGAGCTACTCGGTCGTGGCTACAAACATCCGCAGAATGATGCCCAAGAGCATGGTCTCCAGCATCACCCAATATGCGGACATGATGCAACTGGCTCACCTCAAGCTTCAGCAGTCTATTGCTAAAGCTAAGCCTGATGGATTGATCATTGACATTGAGGGTCTGGAGAACGTACAGCTTGGACGAGGTGGAGAGCTTCAGCCACTGGAAATTCAGGACATCTACGAACAGACGGGTGTCTTCTATTACAGATCCAAGAACCCAGAGGGAGGATTTCAGAATCCCCCAGTTCGCGAGATCGGAAACCAAATCAGAAACATTCAAGAGCTTATTGGTCTGTACAATCAATACCTAAATATGATCCGTGACACTACGGGTCTCAACGAGGTGGTTGATGGGTCAACACCCAAGAGCGAGGCTCTGGTAGGCGTTCGCCAGCAGGCAATCCAAGCGTCTAATAACGCTATTTATGACATTACTCACGCATCGCAGGTTCTTTATCGCCGCGTGTGTGATGACATCGTCAAGTGTTTACAGATCCTTCCCAAGCAAAGCGTATTATATCGCGTCTACGAGAAGGCTGTTGGTGAGACCAACATGTCCGTTCTTTCTTCATTCAACAACCTACCGCTCTTCAATTTTGGGGTTCGCGTGGTAACCGGAATGAACGAAGAGGACAAGATGTATCTGGAGCAAAATATTCAACAGTCTCTAGCTCAGGGAGAGCTGGATCTTGAGGACGCTATGGCGATCCGTAGACTTCACGATGTGGATCAAGCTGAGCAGCTGCTGATAGTTCGCCGTAAGAAGAGAATCAAACAGCGCCAAGATCTTGCTGCACAGAACTCTCAGATGCAGGCTCAAGCCAACCAGCAGACGGCACAGGTTACCGCCCAGCTGGAGATGCAAAAGCAACAAGCAATGGCTCAACTGGCAGCTCAGAAAATCCAACTGGAATCACAGGCAAAAGCCCAACTGCTACAACTAGAATATCAGTTGAAGATGGAGCTCGAGAAATTACAGGGTCAATCCAGAGAGATGAATTTAGAAAAGCAGTATGGTTTTCAACGCGAAGTCGAGGGAAGCCGAGAGCGAGCTAAGGACGACAGAGTTAAGAAACAAGCCGTGGAGCAAAGCAAGTTAATATCACAACGTCAGGGCAGTCGTGGAGAACTGGCTGAGGACGTAGATGTTCTCTCGCAAATTCTTGGCAATCAATGATTTAGTATATTTGCAATATGGCGACAAGTATAAATTTAGACGCATCAACAAGGGTAGATATCACATGCAGACGCGGTGATACTTTTACTCTTGAGCTGACCTTTACTGATAATGCTGGAGCGGCTATTGATTTGTCATCTGGATATACTTGGAAGATGGATGTCAAAGAAACAGACACATCTTCTGGTGACATTATTGGAGATGCTGACTTTTCCTACACTGGGACAGCAGGAGGTAAGCTTACTATTACAGCAAGCGCAACTACGATGTCTGGTGTCCCCGGAGGTCTTTATGTATATGATTTACAGTCTAACAGCGTAGGAGTTGTCAAGACGTGGGTGTATGGGTTGTTTAAGGTTAATGAGGACGTAAGTGAGTAATATCGAAGTTAATTCAGGTGATAGCATCACGATTGGCGGAGTACAAACTCAAGTCCAAACAGCTACTATATCTCAGCCTTCTGTCAATGTATCCGTAACGGGGGTAATTGGCGGAGCATCAGACGCACACTATGTGCACGCACAGAACGAAAACTCTGAAACGTGGACTGTAGAACATAATTTAAATAAATACCCATCGGTGATGGTTATTGACTCTGGTAATAATGTCATTTATACTGAAGTCCAATACCTGAGCATTAACACTTTGGAGATCCGTTTTAACGGAGCAACCAGCGGAAAAGCATATATGAACTAAAACTAAAAAAAAGAAAGAACATGGCTATCGATTTTAAAAGCAGTATTAACCTAGGGGGTAACCAGCTCCAGAACGCTGCTTTACACCCAACAAGTTCTGCCCCTGCAAATCCGGTCGAGGGTCAGGTTTACTTCAACACAACGGCTGGGAATAAGAAGCTCTACGTATGGGACAACACTACGTGGATCGACGTAACTGGTGATATTCGCTCCATCAGTGCGGGCACTGGTATTGCAGTAACTGACGGTTCTGGTGGCGATGCTACGATTGCCCTTAGCCACCTTGGTATTCAAAACCTTGGCGCACCAGAGAGCGATTCGATTTTCTTCTACGACACATCCGCAACTACTACTGCTTACTTAGTTCCTACTACATCAACGGGTATCACCATTGATGGCACAGCCCTGAAGCTTGCTTCTATTCCCAACGCCAGTCTTACCAACTCCTCTATTACTCTTACTGGGGGTGACGGTATTACCACCACTGCTGGCGCAACATCTTTGGGTAGCAGTAGCACTATTGCTATTGACCTCTACAGCGGTGGCGGTCTTGCTTTTGCATCTAACCAACTTGCCCTTGATAACGCCGACAACCTTGTTCAGTACACGCTCCTTATGTGGGGTGCTGATAAGCTTGAGCAACCAGATATCGTAAGAACCGTAGATCAGTCTGAAAATGAAACGATCACGTTTGGTGGATCTGTTGTTATCGATCAGAACCTTACCGTAAATGGTACGGTAACTACGATCAACACGGAGACCATTGCTCTTGCTGATAACATCATTGAGCTTAACTCCAACCTTAGCGCAGCTACCACTCCCACCGAGAATGCTGGTATTACCATAAACCGTGGTAGTGCTGCTGATAAGACGTTCATTTGGGACGAGACATATGACGCATGGCGCGTAGGTGGTGAGTTGATTATTGATACAATTGATCAAAATGCAGCCCCTGTAAATACGAACTTCGTATTGATGCCCGGTAGTAACGTTAACGATGGTATCCGGAAGGCACGTCTTACGGATGTAGCTGCTGCTATTGGCGTTGGTAACCACTCAATCCTTCTCGATTCTGTAAACAGAGATAACGTAACGAAAACTGGTAACACGTATACCGTAACCCACGGTCTTAACTCTAAGTTGGTTCGCGTTGAGATTGTAGGTGCTACTAACTACGAAACTGTGTTTGTAGAGGTTGCTCGTCCTACCGTTGACACTGTAACGATTGCATTCGGTCAGAGTGTTACCGAGGGCGCTTTTATCTGTATGACTTCTTTGGTTGGCAATTTGGACAACGCTAACGCGTCTGCTTAATGCCAAATAGACGCTTAATAGAGAGGGGGTTGGTCTGAGATCAGCCCCTTCTTTTTTTGTATTTTTGCTAGTATCTATACTGTACAGGCATGGCAATAAAATTTTTAAGTGGGTTAAACCTTTCCGATATCACTACGGGGTCTCTGTTAAAGCTAGATTCGAACGGTGATATTGTAGCAGCAGTTGCAGGTACGGATTATGCAGCATCGGTATCTTTAGTTTGGAGCACCTCTGGATCTAACCCCACGACAGCATACTATAACGGAAGAGTAAGAGTAGGAACATATCAGGCTAGCGTAGAGGCTAGTGCTAAGCTCCATGTCTTTGATTACCAAACTACAGACCCTAAGCTTCTTATTGAGGACGGCAATACTGGCGATGCTAGTATGCAGTTCAAGATCAGCACCCAGTCTTACGTTATAGGTATTGACAACTCAGACTCTGACAAGTTTATTCTCGCTGCGTCTACAGCTTTGGGAACTACTAACGTGTTAGAGGTTTCTACTGTTGGGTCTGTTGCTTTTCAAGAGCCTGTTTTGTTTAATGACACCACCTATTTTCAAGGTAACGTTGGTGTTGGTACTCTTACACCAGATTCTGTTGTTGAAATATCTGGAACTACAGACGGAACTGGAACTGGCGCAGATGCTATCCTTCACGTGAAACAGAATGGTGGATGGAATGGCAATGAACCTTGGGCATTATATGTAGAAGGATATTCATACCTAAATGGATTTAGAATCAATGCTAATGATGGCGTTAGAGCTTTACATAAAGTAGCTCCTGGAGGTCAGTTAGGTTTTTCTGTAACAGATACAGCTCCTATTACTTTCACTCAGTCAAATTCGACCGAGCGTATGCGTGTGCATACTAATGGCAACGTAGGTATTGGTACTACAAATCCAAGTGTTAAGCTTGAAATTAAAACATCAACCAGTGATACAACATCTGTAGAAGGATTAAGACTTTATAACGCTGGAGGAGGCATTGGTGCAGGCGTTAAGATTGGGCTTGGTGTTGGCACTTCATACTCTGAAAAAGCTTATCTAAGAACCGACATTATTAGTGGTGGAGCAGGAAGACTGTTTATCGGTGTCAATGGCTCAGATAGAGTTTTAATTGACAATTCTGGCAACGTTGGAATTGGGACGGTAACAACTTCTCCTTACCGTTTTAATGTTCTTAGAGGTGACGGTAATGTTGCTTTTTTAACAGATGGAGCTACAGCAGATTTAGCTATAACATGTATAAGTGGTGTTACAGATTTATCGCCAACTACAGGTGTTTTAGCTTTTGGTACAAGTTCTACAGAAAGAATGCGTATCACAAGCGCAGGCAACGTTGGTATTGGGACTAATAATCCATCTTACAAGCTTGATGTGTCAGGAAGCATTGGTGGAGACGCATTAATAAACGATTCTACAGCCTTAACTCTACGTTCTGACGTACAGCACGGTCAAGGTGATGAAGACGCTGTAATCAGCTTTAAACAGTCTACTAACGAGCTTGGTAAGTTTGACCAAGCCGGATACATATACGCTACGGGCTTTAAAACAAGCGGTACAACAGGTTTCTTGAAGTCTGATGGATCTGTAGACACGGGTACATACGTTAGCTCTACTGGCTACAACAATTCCAACTGGGATACTGCTTACGGATGGGGCAACCATG